GTCTGCTACGGCTCCTGCTGCCATTGATGGCTGCATTTGTACCACGGGTTCGGACGCTATAGCTGGCGTGTGGTCAAGAACCACACGGTTCGGATCATCACTAACGGCAACAGATGGTAAAATTGGCACTGGCACTGGTAAGGCTTCTTCAACAACAGTTTCGACTGCTAACGGTTCAACAACTGTATTTTCAACGTCACTTAATTGCTCTGCTGCCACCGATAGCGGTTCGCTGCAACTCAGAATATGTCCATCGGTAAATGCTTGGGATGCTGCTTGATGACCCAGTTGTGCAGCGCGTTCGGTTTCCCAGGGCTGGACATAAACGATATTGTTATCACGAGCATCCGACAACACAGTTTGGTAGATAAGATGTCGACTCGGATTAGCATCTTCCGCTGGCACAATGCCGAGATCAATGCCAGTCCATCGAGTGATTATTTTGGTGGAGTGATCGTCATCAAACTCAGTGATATCAATGACACAGTAATCGGGATCGTTGAGTTTATGTGTCCAACTCGTCAGCGAGATCGGGTTTCCTCCACGGTCATAAAACACCGGCACGTTGAGCCTCCTTAATTTCGTTGTTTGGTGTTGGGATGGTTGGCAATAACACCAACCATGATGGCTCTACACATAGTACATTCCAGCACCATGTGTGAGCCATCGGCAACTTTAAGTTTATCCGATTTACAATGCCAACATTTCGTCCACAACATCAGCAATTGTCAGGCCGTTCCTCTCGGATCATTTGTACATACACCGGATGCAACATCTTCACTATGTCGGTAAACTTGTCAATGTGAACAATTAGCTCTCCATCGATTTGCTCAAACACTGTATCTCGGACATTGGCAGCTTCCTTAGTTAGGAACTTGGCTGAATCTATCGCCTGATACATGGCAGTCTGACTTTCAATTGAGCGATCCTTGCGCAACCACGTATCGCCAAGATTGTTGGCGTAAATGGGCTTGGAATCGTCGGACGGCTCGTCATGCCATTTGGTCTGCGGTTGGTACACTGGCGCATCCAAGGCTGGTAGACCATCACCGTCACCAACACCGATGATTTTCCAGTCGTAACTTCCCCACTGACCATCGTCGTCTTTAACAGAACCGTCTTGATTAGTTTTTAACTTTGCTGGACTGAGGTGAAATGTCTGCCGAGTACCAGCCTGATCCACGAGGTGCGCCACCATGTCCCAGTCCCAGCATTTAAGGGTTTCGGGGTATTTTCGGCGGTATACAGGGTCTAACTGTATCTCGACATCGGCATAGGATTTATCAGCCTTAGTCTTTTTTTGCGTAATGCCACGTAGTTCCATCTCCATTGATATGTCCCGTTGCTGTAACATCATCCTTTCATCCTCCTAACGTCTTTCTTCTCTACTATTGTACACTAACAGTGTATATAATGCAATTACTCAACACTCCGGTTTGCTTGCTTGCCCTCGTATCGATAAAAACTGTTGGAAGTCTCCAAATTCTCACCTTGATATCCGAGTTCGATGGCACGGTCAATGTCATGGGTGTAATCGATTATTGCCATTCTAACCGCCGTCTCGTCCACCGGTCTTGATGATCCGGTCGTTCGGTCAGTCTGCATCCAAGCCCAATGTAGAACATCCATGTCGTTAACTCCTCTATACGCATGTGGTATTCCCTCTCATTAACTGCAGGCTTGACTCCTAGGCGTTAGGTTCTATCCACATTCTCTTGGTTGACCTCCAGCAAAGTCTTCCTATAGGGAAATAGAACCTAAATATAATTATTTTATAATCCCCTCAGCATCGCCAACGCTTCCTGTATCTCAGTACCCTTCTGTTCGATGATGTCTAGGAGTTCTTCTGGGGTACGAGTATCTACTTCTTCTTTCCTGTTGGGGTTGACTGCCTTTAGGTCGTAGTTCTTTGCTTCTATCTCCGCCCTCGTAACCGTCCAGCTGTTCTCACTTTCTTCTCGCCCCGGCAGCAGTTTGAAGAACTCATCGAAGTGAGATGCGGCCAAGGGCTTCCGTTTAGCGACCTTCAGGTCAGATAGGTCATAGTACCAAATCTTCTCAGTGTGGCTTCCCTTGTTGAAGAAGAGGAGGTTTGTTTTTACTCCTGCCCCCGCCTGCGTGAAGACCCCACCGGGCATATGCAGCCCGGCCCTCATTCCCCTCGGTCTCCGCCTCCTGGAGGTGTGTCTCCCAGATCGGGCGGGTGATCTCCCTCCAGGCGGAGTCCATGACCCCACGGCGGAGGGGGCGACTCATACCATCTCCATCTGGTCCTGTCGGGTCGTCGCAGCATGGTCCAGGTTACGGCAAGCGACCCGATAGTATGAATCCTTTAGCTCTACCCCTACAAACCGTCTTTTTTGTTGTAACGCTACGTAGCCTTCGGAACCGATCCCGGCGAAGGGGCTCAACACAACATCGCCAGGATTGCTCCAGAGTCGGATACATCGCTCGATAACAGGTAGCTGAAGGGGGCAGATATGGCGTTCATCCCGTTCCGCTCGGGCCAGGGCGACATTTAGCGTGTCCGTTTCTCTCATGCCATACCAGACGGGGTGCGCCCATTCGATCCATTCCTCATTGGAGATATCGGGCTGGATGGGTATCGCTGGCTCGCCAGGCTTACGGAACAGCAACATATAGTCTGCCAGTCCAGGACGTAGCCATGATGCGTCCTTGCGGAGCTGCTTGAATAGCAAGGCTTTGGCGTGGGTGCGGATGGCTTGGGCTTGGGGATTCTTATCGATGGTGACATCACCATGATAGTGGAACTGCTCCTCGATAAACAACTTGATGACGGCACCCCGAAAATCCTTGATCCCTATGAAACCATCATGGGCTAATGTCGCCGCCACCTGGGCCACATGGACCACGGCCAGGCGGCCAGGCTTGGTGACCCGCAGGAGTTCAGCGACGATGGGCCGGAACCGCTCCATGAACACATTCTCGGAATCACTATTCCCCAGGTCTCGGTCATCATCGCTGTAAACGAACAAACTGAGAAAGGGCGGGCTGAATACTGTCAGATCAACGCTATCGGGCTCCAAAGTGGGAAGAACGGCGGTCGAGTCGCCCCGGTGCAATGTCCATCCCTGTCCGGAGGCCGTGTCGTCTGGCATCCTCTCATGGTCGACGATGGCACCATGCAGGGCGGCTTTGCCAAAGTCCGACATAAATCCCATCATTTTTTGCACCATCCCCTCATGTTCTTTTGCCTTGCGTTGGACATTATCCCAAACCGGCCGCTCCAGGTCTGACATGATGGTATATACATCAACGGCCTCTTGTTGACCGAATCGCCAGCATCGCCGGATCGCCTGGTAGTAAGTCTCGAAACTGTCATTGATACCGAGGAAGATCATGCGGTGCGCCTTCTGGAAATTCATGCCGAACCCCATAATCGACGGCTTGCTAATGAGGACACCTAGCCCTCCATCGGCGAACTGGCGGGCGGCGTCCATTTTAGTATCGAAAGAATGTGCACCTTCTATCAGAGTGGCAGAGGATAAATATCGTTTGAGTAGCCGTCCTTCTTCGTTCAATCCACACCACACTAGCCATTGATCGTCGGGATGTTCAGAGATAAGGTCTATGGCCTTTTGCGCCCTCTGTTCGACCGTCGTCTTTCGGGCCGCTAGACGGCCATGTAACCCCCTCAGTTCGGTGGCGAATAGCTGCCCCGTTGCTTGGGCATAGGCAGCCGCTTCACCCTCTACTTCTACATGATGAATGTTGAGGGACGGGAGGTCATAACCATCATCGGTATATCCTAGATCCGATGGCCGCTGCAAAGCCATCGCCCACGTCGATACCCACTCCCAGAATGATTCCTGAGCATGGCCCTTGAGCCTCCACCCATCATCATCATGGACAAAGAACTTGGCGAGTACGTCTGTCCGGCGCATGATGCCAAGGAATTCGGCGTGGTTGGTCAACTCAGCGATATCATTGGGTGATGGAGTTGCTGTGCAACAGAGGCGATAGGGTGTCTGGGCAAATAACCCCGTTAATTTACCCCGAGTCTTGGCGTCAACATTTTTTAAAATGGAAGACTCGTCCAGCACCACGGCTTGATAATCTTGGGGGTTAAACCTGTCCACCATTTCATAGTTTGCAATAGTCACCCTGGCCGAGACCTGGTCGGGATGCCTGGCATAGCCAGCATCAACGCCAATAAGCTGCGCCTCCCGTTCTGTCTGTAAGGCCACAGCCAACGGAGCAAGGATGATCGTGCGCCCTGCCATCGCCTCTGCCCATGTAAGCTGCATCCGAGTTTTCCCCAACCCTGTATCAGCGAATATAGCCGCCCGTCCTTTGTTGACTGCCCATTGACTGATAGCATCCTGGAAAGGGAATAGGTCTACCGCCGTAGTCATGCCGATACCTCCTCCGGATCGGGCTCCCGCATTAGGTCCTCCTTGGAGACCTTGAGCGCCTCCATGAGGTAAGCATTCGTGGCCGCAGCCACATAACACTTTATATTGAGCCATTGTCTATACCTTCTCGCTTATATTGGCTGGCCTTGGGACCAGCCCTGGCGTTGGGCCTGGCTTCGGCCAGGCCCCTCACTATTTCACATCGTTGCTGTATTTGCCGCCGTGGTTCATGCCGCCACACTGGCAATCGCAGGATGGCCCGCTGGCTCCGGTGCATTTATCGGAGCAGATCGTGGTGGTTACATACCGGCCATATAAGGCCCGGCCATGCTCTATTTTTAGTTGCTTCCCACAAGCGCAAGTTATCGTCGCATCAAGGTCGGCTGGGGTGCGACCGTCGGCGGCGTAGCCCTTGAAGTACCAGGGGCCTACATACACCCGGCTTATCGCTCCGCAGGTGTGCTTTAGTATCATGTACCCGGTGAAGTCCTTGGCTTGTTTGATGGCTTGCATGTTGTGGGGCTCCTTTCATATCTGTTAATGTTGTTTTCTATCCTTATAATACACTGTTGGTGTACACATGTCAACCCCTAATGGCTGGACGGAGGTTCTTTCGTGGTGACAATCTTCACCCGTTGCTTGCCTCGGATTTTAGCCCGGTCAAGAAGCTCAGAGACTTCCTCTCCAAACTTTCCCCAAGAGCGCACGATGCGCATATCCCATTTTGCCGGTACCGTTTCTTGGTGCTCGGCAGTGTAGGCGGTCAGGATGATTTCGGGGCCAATGTGCTCCTTTAAACCTTCCAGGATGCCCACATCCCAGGTGGTATCTTCATCGAAGATGGCGTTCATCCCAACACCAGCGAGGGCCTGGGCCTTCTTTTCGTACATCCTTTGAAGTAACGCTAGCTCTAGCGCATCATGCGTAGCGTATGCCCGCTTGCGGCTTTCTTTGGCTTCGTACAATGCTGCTACCAGTTCTGCGTCTGTTAATTCAGATTCAGCAATCATTATTGGCTCCTCTCACGTTCCCAGCATGCAGATCGATCATCGCAGCACACAACGACTACACTGCCATGACCGCCAGCGTATTGGTGGTAAGACACTAACGGCTCTGTTCGTGTACCGCAGTTGCAACAGACCAACGGATAACGTGGGCTTACACAGATAACTCCAGGGAAACCGAGGCTAGCTGCATGAGACGCTGCCCATTCATGGCCTTGCTCCACACTGTCAGCAACGATGGTGACTGATGTTAGAAAGTCTCCACTGATGTCAGATATCACGAATTCCATTTCACTCTCCTTTCTTTTCCTTCCTTAAAATAATACACCAATAGTGTATTATTGTCAACCTTGAGTAACTATCAGTGCCTACACTGATAGTGTTGTGTAACATTACATCTCTCTGTATAATAAACGTGTTAGTAACACTTACAGTGTTGACTACTATACACTATTAGTGTTAAATGGTTGGTAACCATGTCCCACGGGATAGAAAGGAGTTAAATATGCCCACTGTATCTGTGGAAGCGAACCAATGCGCACGACCTGCTTGCGGTCACATATGGTATAGCCGAAATATGACGAAACCGTCACGCTGTGCCAAATGTAAGTCGCCATATTGGGATCGCCTATACGTTGTGGAACATAAAGAAACCACACGATCAGTGCCTATACTGGAGGATGCCCTGAAACGAAAAGCTGAAAGCATTCAGGTGGAACAATTTTCCGAGACCACGCAATAAGGATGATTACATGAGCGGTCTACTGTCTGGTCAGGTTTGGTCAATTGAGTTAACACATACTCAACAGACTTTGATGCTTTGCCTTGCCGACCATGCTCAAGACGATGGAACGAAGGTCTTCCCAAGCGTAGCTCGTATGATGTGGAAAACCGGTTACTCTCGCCGTAGAGTGCAGACTATTCTTCAGGAACTGGTAAAGATAGGCTTGTTGATACCCGTTAGTCCTGGCCGTGGTGGTGGTGGAGGTCGCAACGGTTATGCTACCGAATACCGTATTGATCTAAGCAAAGGTCTTCTTAAGCCACCCTTTAAAAGTTCCGCTCGTGCTGAACCAAGTGCCGAGGATAGCGTTGTTGAATCTGACATAGAGCTAGGGTGTAATTTTAGACACAATGACAAAAACCTAGGGTGTAATAAATTAGACCTAGGGTGTAAAAACGAACAACCTAGGGTGTTACCAGTAACACCCCAAACACCATTAGAAACATCAGAAGAAACATCAAATATATCTATACCGGTGGATGTTGATAATATTCAGACTGTCCACGATATCCTGGCGTATATTGAAGGCTTTGTTTATGTGGATAAGCAAGCGGATAATTTTGATCGCTGGCAACGTGAACATCAAATACCGTCGGAAACCGTAGAGTTGAAGGCTTGGGCTATGGTTGCTAGTTTCACTTACAAAAAAGGTGGTGGTTGGGATTATCACAGCGGTACAGGAAAACGACACTATCGAAACTTATATGCCGTGCTACGTACATGGTGCATGATGACCGGAGGTACTAATGACCAACCAAAAGGGAATGGAAAACCTCAGCACAATCCTATCGAGAACCGGTTTGAAACCGAGAGTCGAAGATTATCCGAACGACGACGAAACCGTAACGCAGTGTCCTGATTGTAGAGGCACTGGCTGGGTACGTCACAAAGTGCCTTTGGAACATCCCGACTTCGGCAATGTGTTTCGCTGTCACTGCGTTTCTGAAAGCCCCGAAGCAATTAAGCATACTGCGGAAATGATGATCCGTTACAACAATTTCCCCAAGGGTAAACCACGAACTTTTGATGACATCGGGGAAACTGACACTACCAAAGGCTTTGACCGAATACCTGGAACGGAAGATGCGCTAGCTTTGGCGCAGGCATGGGCCATGCGCACTGACACTGCCCCGTTTTTGATGCTCAACGGCACCAATGGGTCTGGCAAAAGCCATCTACTGCAAGCAGCCGGTAGACGTATGGTTGCGGATGGCTACATGGTTAAATATGAAAGTGCCGAAATGCTCCTGCGCAAACTACGGGCCACGATTGCGAACCCTGATGGCCCTAGCATGTACGATGTAGAGGCTGCTTACATTAACGCCGAAGTGCTGCTGCTGGACGAACTTGGATCGGTGAACGCTACCAGCTTTAGCGTCTCCACCCTTTCTACAATCATAAATGAACGTTATCAAGACGAGAAGCTGACAGCCCTTGCCACGCATCTATCCCGTGATAAAACCGCCCTCGTATTGGGCAGCACGATTGCAAGTAGGCTATGGGATACCGATACTGGCATAACTACTTTAGCGTACATTACAGCAGGGGATCATCGCACTGGTGTAGATCATTGGGATTATGCCAACCGTTAGGAGAACGAGGGTGCCAGCGAATTTGGCGATCAGCGAAAAAACCTTTGCTAACCACGTAGTGCAACTGGCCCGTGGCCTCGGTTGGCAGGAGTTTCGCACGTGGAACAGCAAGCACAGTCCGGCAGGATGGCCTGATCTTGTTTTGTTGCGACCACCACGGATGGTGATCGCCGAGCTAAAGACCGAGAAGGGAAAGCTAACACCTGCGCAAAAACAGGTGTTAGAAATGCTGCAACAAATCCCTGGACATCAGGTATATATATGGCGACCACGTGATTGGGATGACATCGTCCGGACCCTCGAGAGGACTGCATCAAATGGATAAAGGGGACGCTGATGGCAGATATTAGAGATCGAATAACCGACCTCCGCCGGGCCCGGGCCGGGGATTTGGTTCCCAACCCGAAGAACTGGAGGCGGCATTCTCCGGCCCAGCAGAAGCACCTCCAGGCGGTCCTTGCCGAGGTTGGGTGGGCGGATGCCCTCATAGGCAGCGAGACGGACCAGGGGATCGAACTCCTGGATGGCCCCCTCCGGGCCGGGCTCGATCCCGAGGCCATTGTCCCCGTCCTCGTGGTGGACCTGGACGAAGCTGAGGCGGACGTGGTCTTGGCGACCTTGGATCCCCTGGCAGCGATGGCCGAGGCAGACAAGGGAGACCTCACGGCGCTGTTGGAGAGCATCCAGCGCCCGGACCTGAGTGCCATGCTGGATGACATACGGAAGCAGCAACACCTACCCATAGAACATGGAGGAGCACCCGATCCAGGGCCTCAGTTGGATCAGGCCGCTGAGTTGCTAGCTAAGTGGGGGACCGAACGGGGCCAACTCTGGGAGGTTGGGGTACACCGTTTAATGTGCGGAGACTGTACAAGCCCGGAAGACAGGCGGAAGCTGTACGGAGGTGTGGCACCTAATTTTATTATGACTGACCCACCGTACTCCTCTGGGGGTTTTCAAGAAGCATCAAGGGCCAGTGGCAGTATTGGAACAGTTCAGCAAGGCCAACCTGTGCCCCAAATAGTTAATGACAGGTTGTCGACACATGGGTATTTAGCATTGATTAAACGAGCTATTGGGGAGATAGAGTGTGCGGGCGCCTACGTCTTTACTGATTGGAAAATGTGGGTCAACCTTTATGATGTCATGGAATCGTCAGGCTTTGGTGTAAGGCAGATGATTGTATGGGATAAGGGGTCTCCGGGTATGGGTGTTGGATGGCGCAGCCAACACGAAATCATCATGTTTGCTTGTCGAAACATTATCAAATTTGACAACCACAAGGCCCTGGGTAATGTTATTCGCTGTCAGCGAACAGGTAATCCGAACCATCCAACTGAGAAGCCGGTGGAACTCCTTGCGGCAATTCTAAATATAACCGATGCTGCCCAGACGCTGTACGACCCCTTCCTCGGCTCCGGGACCACCATGGTCGCCTGTGAACAAACCGAACGCATCTGCTACGGGATGGAGATCGAGCCGAAGTATGTGGCGGTGACCCTAGAGCGGATGGCCGGGATGGGCCTGGAGCCCCGGAGGGTGGAGTGATGCCTAGAGAAAGCAAAACCAGCCCTCGGCGCATAGCAGCGGTTGATCGACAACGAAGTGCAGTGGATTTGCGAAAGGCTGGAGCGACCTATCTTGAGATCGCCCAGGCGTTAGGATATAGCAACAAGCAAGGAGCCTATAACGCCGTCCAGACCGCTTTGTTTAAGACGCTGCAAGAACCATCTGAAGAAGCGCGTCAAATGGACTTAGCACGACTGGACTCTTTGCTAATGGCCCTTTGGAGCCGAGCCAGGGCTGGAGACCTCCCAACTATTGATCGTGTCCTAAAAATTTTAGAGCGACGCGCTCGTCTTTTGGGCTTGGATGTTGCTGTAGGTAATCGACTTGAGTTGGTCGGAGATCAAGGTGGGCCTATTCAAGTTGAGCATACAATGAGCTTAACTGAACAATTGGCTGCGTACGCTGCTGATATTCGTGCTGACCCCTGGCAGGATATGGATCAACTTATTGATGGACAGTCTCAAGTAGTAGAACAAGATGAATACGATGTGGATTAGACATCATGGTAACTGCATCAATTGATCCAATAAAACTACGCGAAGGTATTCTTGGGTTCACCGTTGTACGCAATCGTTATATTCCTCATGAACCGACACACAAAGAAGCCCGTTTTTTGATGCTGGTCGATGTACAAGAAGTCCTTTACGGTGGTGCTGCCGGTGGTGGCAAATCAGAAGCTTTGCTCATGGCAGCATTACAGTATGTAGATGAACCTGACTATCACGCCATTCTCTTCCGGCGTACTTTTGCCGACCTTGCTCTTCCTGGTGCAATTATGGAACGATCCAAGGAATGGCTTAATGGCAAGGATTGCACATGGCACGAGATGACGAAAGAGTGGAGATTCCCGAGCGGGGCAACGTTGACCTTTGCCTACATGGATAATGAAAACCACAAATATCGATATCAGTCCACTGAATTCCAGTTTATTGGATTCGACGAACTAACCCAGTTCACTCAATCGCAATACACTTATTTATTCTCTCGACTTCGTCGTCCTACCGGAAGCAACATCCCATTAAGGATGCGCTCTGCTTCCAACCCTGGTGGAAGAGGCCATGACTGGGTCAAGCAGCGGTTTGTGGTGGAAGGAAAATCCAAGGGCCGTATTTTCATTCCTGCACGGCTTGCTGATAACCCGTTCCTTGATCGTGCAGCATATGTGCAATCCTTGTCGCAACTAGATGCTGTCACAAAAGCGCAGTTACTACGAGGAGATTGGTCAGCCAGACAGCAAGGTGGAAAATTCAAGCGCGAATGGTTCAAAGCTCCTTTGGATCGTGTGCCTGTTAATCTCGTAGACAAAGTGCGTTATTGGGACATGGCTGCTACAGCCCCTGCGCCAGGTAAAGATCCTGATTGGACAGCCGGTGCGCTTGTCGGCATCGATGAAGATGGGATTTACTACATCATGCATATGGTGCGTATCCAAGGAACCCCTCTTGATATCGAGCATCTTATCAAACAGGTCGCTGCCCTTGATGGTGTTAATACTCCGATTTACATTGAACAAGAACCAGGTTCTTCCGGTGTCATTACTATAGACCACTACATCCGCAAAGTCCTCCAAGGATACATTTGTTACGGTGACCGACCGACCGGCAGTAAAGAGGAACGAGCCAATCCGGTTAGTTCTACTGCCCAGGCTGGTAACTTCCGGTTGATCGCAGGAACCTGGATTACAGATTACCTTGACGAAGCCGAGTCCTTCCCCAATGGCTCACATGACGACCAGATCGACGCGGTTTCCGGAGCGTTTGCTAAGCTCCAGGTTCCAGAAGCTGGCATAGAACTAATTAGCTAGTTCCTTCTTTTGCTCGGTTTTGATTGCCCCTTTCCTCTTTAACCAATTTAACGATTGTTGTGAAATTGATGCGTTAAATGGTTGCATTGTATACACTATTGGTGTATACTCTAATTATGGTAATTAACATTAACAAGGGGGACAACATGATTATAGCCACCAGGAACCGGAACCGGTTTGAGAATCCAAATGGCCTCTATGTAGTAGCATTCGTAACTGGGCATGGAATTGATATCCACAAGGTGGGTTGCGGTGACATTAAAACTAGGCGACTATTCGAAACATTTGGAGAGGGATACATTTTCCCCGATCTCGCCACTGCCATCGAGAATTATCTAGACACTGGCGATGAAGAGGATCCAGGTTGGGTCATGGACGAGATAGACCCCAAGGCTTGCACAAATTGCAGTAGGTAACTCCATCCCTGCCCCTGACTCCGGTCAGGGGCAAGGATGGGGAGCCTAAAAAAGCAAGAAGAAAGGAAGGAAGGAAGACGAAATGAGCATATATGATACCGATAACCATAGCAACGAGTGCGAAAACGCAGAATACTTCTATTGCAAGAAATGCAACGAGCTAGTCCACGATTCTGAAAACAACCAATGCCCAGCCTGTTTAAAATTTATCCCTCGCATGGAAGATTGTGTTTGCGACATGCTACCAACGCCAGAACCTGGCAAGGAATTGATACGTCGGATGTCCTTTGGATGGCAACATGGTGTCGATCTAATCCTTAGATGAACGAACTATCCTTATTCCCTTAGCCTTCGGTGCTGGGGTATCGAGGTGGTACTTGACCAGGGCCAGCATCGCCTCCACTGATTGCCGAGTCAGTTCCTGTAGCACAGGCTCGGTGTGCATCGTGCGGTCCTTGACTCGTGCTTCAGCGTAGATGAGGGCTGCGCGCGCTTCCTTGAAGCCAGCGATGGGCAGAAGCAAGAACATTTTAACCAGACGCATCATCATTGAGTTATCTCCTTCACAATACCAGCCTGCGGCCTATCTCCAGAATCCCTGCTCCGACTCCTAGAAGGCCCCCACGGGTAGCTAACTTCTGTATGTGGTGATTTCCCCGCATCCATAGTGCGTCGAGCCCCGTCTCCATCTTGTCCATGCGTTGGTCGTTCCGGTCCAAGCGACCATCGATAGTCGGTATCCAGCCCTCAATGACACCCAGAGACCGCTGTATCTCGTCGTTCTGTTTGGTCATCGGACATGCACCTCGGTCTCTGTGTTCCCACTGCCAGCAAAGGAACCAATCGTCACTCCAGAGGCAAACCCGAACTCCTTGGCATCTATCCCGTCACCTGTCCCGATGAAAGAGTTGGTCACGTACAGGGTGCCCACCACAAGGTCAGTGAATGTACACCCGCCACCGAATACTCGCACATCTTGTATCAACAATTCGGAGATGAGTACATCAGCGGTAGCTGTTATCGTAATCTTGTCGTAGGTGTCATCCTCGACGGTGCGTTCCTTGCCGCCCCTTTGGGATCCAATAATTATATCTGAAGGAGAACCACCATTGAAGCTAAAGTCGTTGCCATCTGCGGTGTTCAGGGTGTACTCAGCATCGTATATGGTGGTGTCACCGATGGTGAAGGTGGGGCACACCAGACCATCAGCAGTCATGGCATCCACAATGATGCTGCCGGTGGATGCAGAGATGCTGAAGGCTGTACCGATACCATCTGCTCCAATATCCAGGTCAGTGAAGGTCAGGCGATTAAGGCGTTCCCCCGACAGGGTGACAGCCAAGGAACCCGTGGAGTCCGTAGCCACCTGACTCTGCTCGGAGTCGGGCAGGCTGTACACACCAGGGTCTGGGAAGAAGTTGGCCTGCGCAGGACTCATCATGATGAGGAATAACAAGATGCCCACGGTTGCAACCAGGGCACCTACACCAATCCACAGGCTCCATTCCCGAGCAGATATTGTTCTCTTTAAGTAGGCCATGTTGCCTCGATTATCTTCTGAGTAGGTACGGAGAATATGCTCAGGGCAGTAATGAGGGCAGCAATATTCTCGACCACGAACACGTTGTCAGCACGAGTGCCTTGCCAGAGAATCATACCACCAAGCATTACGAAGGCTACCACGATGGGCGTAGCCACAGCGTACTTGAGTTCTGGGCGGTCCCCTGCCATGACGGAGTTTACAATCTTATTGGCTGGTACCGAGAAGATGCCGACAGCGGCCAGCAGGACGACCACATTCTGTAGGATGAAGGCACTACGGGTGGACTCGTAAATCACCAAGCTGCCGAAGAACACGAAGCCACCAATGAGCAGGGTGGCAATGAGCATCTCCAATCCCTTGGGGACCTGCCATGGTGTGGTGCCTTGTGGTTGTTCAGCCATCTACCGAGACGCTGCTGTGTCCAGTTTAGCGATGCTGGCAGCAGAGAAGTCCGAGGAATCCAAGAGCACCGTTCTGGTCTGGGTAGCCCTCTTCTGGGATGCCTCATCCAGAATATCTTCCTCGACGGTGAGTTCATAACTCAAGGTCACGGTGCCATCATCGGCTTCTGTCTTGACCTTCCGCACCCGCGTCCATGCAGTATTTTCAATAGCCATGGTTGCTCTCCTATCCTACGTTGGATACTGTACCATCAGCGATAATCTTCCTGAGCACGGAGGTGCTGGCAAAGATGCCGCTGGCTGTGGTAATAGCACCAGCAGGGGCTGTTCCTGCCCTGCACACTATAGCATTGGTTGGCTGGGTTGTCCCGAAGGTGGATGCAGTGCCCATGGTTAGCTTCACGCTGCCGTTGGCTACATCAATCTGTTGCCCCGAAGAACCGAAGGTCATGGTAGCAGAGGTACATAAGATAGTGCTGGCTTGTGCAAAGGACATGCTACCTGTATCTAGGATACGTACTTTCTCGCCTGTGGTGCCGCTGCTCCGTAAGGAAAGCACCCAGTCGGCATCTTCATTAGAACCAGCGTTGGGAGCTTTGTTCCACAGAACATCCATCCGACCAGCAGTGGTGACACTACCTCCAGAACCTTTATCAATCTCAAACTGGATACCAACGCCCAGACCAGCATCTGGTGTCCCAGTAGATGCATGGACTGCCTTTATGGTCCGCACTACAGTAGTAGTCCCAGAATCTGCAACATAAGCATCCATTTGGGTAGTCGGAGCACGGTTAGTACCAACATTACCATCTACCCTGAAGGAGCCACCTGTCATGGTCAGGAAGTTGGCGGAATGGGTAAGGAGGACATCGCCACCATCTAGGTTAATGATGCCGCCTGACCCCAAGTGGAGGTCATTAAATCCTACAGATGTGGTCCCCAAGTCGGTGGTCGCATCTGAGACTGGCGAAAGCAGTGTCGCAGTCAACGTCAACTCACTGGTGCCAGCAATCTGGAATGCCAGGGTGGTACCACCGACGTTGTCTATGTACGCTGTCGTGCCATCGTGTCCCCCCAACCTGAGATAGTCTGTGCTGGTATCTGTGTTGGAATGAATCAGCACCTCTGGGTGAGTCAGGTTAGAGGCACCCCAGTCCGTCGCTATAGCCCCTACATCTGTGATGTGCAGGGTCTGGTTGGTGTCGTTGAGGCCTAAGACTAGCGTATGGGCCGAAGCATCGCCTGTGGACCAACGGAGTAAGTTATCCGAACTGGTGCCAATGGCCAGGTCACTGTCGTCCTGGATGATAATGTCAGCACTGTGAGTCATAATAGCCGAGAAGGTGGCTGCAAGGCCCAGAGTGGCCAGAGTATCTGTGCCCGTGATGACAGGCACGTTTAATATTCGGTTCGCTGTTACCGCACCAGGCACCAAGTCAATGCTAAACGTGTTCGCAGGGTTCCTGAGATGGATTTCCTTGGCTTCCAACTCTTCCATCTGTACCGCTGCATCGTACTTGGTGAACCGCACCGAAGAACCAGAGGTAACCCGAACATCGAACCGCCCCTCAGTGGCGTGGGTGATGGTCCAATAACCCGCTGCGTTGGTGGTAGTGCTAGCCCGTACCGGGGTAGTGGTGTTCCTATCAAATAACTCAACCGTGGCACCTTCAATGGCTGTTCCTTCGCCATCATATAGAAACTCTGCAAATTCAATTGCCATTTAACTTTCTCCTACGAGAATCCGAATGTTCCCGCCTTCATCATTGCCTGTGAACTCATCACCGCTCCACTCTAGGACATCTACATAATAATTCCTCGTGTTGCCGTTATCATCTCTGAAGGTGAAAGGCAGCAGAGTAGGTTGAGCGACGGCAGCAACAATGGCTGCTCTACGTTGCTTCACACTGAGGCCGCCCTTACCATTACTGGCATTACTCATATCTATTTCTATCCCCCAGGAATACTGCGGAGGTAGTTTCTTACGCCACTCCAAGGTGACGCTCACCGAATCAGGGGACAGCCTAGAGTTAGTGCCTCGTGCAAAATCCAATTCAATCCGAATCGATTGGAACTCTTTGCCCACAGGTTCGGATATTTCGGAAGATGTGGTGTCAATTACAGACGCTGTATTTAACCCGCCCCCTGTAATAACATCGCCTGAAGCACCAGGGAACAGAAGGATCGGGTCAGCGGGGAAATTGTAAGTCGTAATCCCGTTGGATGTTACCGCTGGCAGTTTGTGCCGAGTGGTCGTGGAAAAATCGGTACGGTAGTACGGCGTGATGGTCTCCGTAGCTGACATGTCCTTGGCCTGTATCCGCAGACGCAGGGCCAGTCCATTGGCTTCCTGTCCCATCAACAGCCATGGATACCGATGGGTAGATGATAGGGCATACAGGAAGTCGTCGGTCTCGCTGGGATTCACGATGTCCACAGGCAGGTCCATATAGGTCACACGGCGGTTGTGTCCCCACCAGAGACGGTTACCACCGTAGGCGTTGGATACGTGGGCTGTGGTGATGGCCTCGGTGTTGGCAGCGGACTCCCACATGGTCTGCCATCCACGGCTATCCCAGCCCATGAGCAAGGACACACCAACATCAGGGTCAATGACCTTCGCCCCATTCAGAGAGTACGACGGATTGACGGCGAAGTCGCTCGCAGCAGCAGATGTGGAGTCCACTAGGGCTACTAACTCGTTGTGGGTGGTCACGTTGCCTATGATGGTGCCTCTGCGGTCACTGGGTAGGCCGTCGTCCCTGTCAGGTCCCATGACCCTCTGTGTACCAGGGGCACCAGCAACGAACTCGTACTCAGACAGGCCGGCAGGGTAGTACATGGCACCCCGCCATCGCTTCACGCCCTTGCCAGCATCGTCATGGAAGGGCACCTCGAACTCGGTCTGCACGAATCGCTGGTTAGCAGCATCATGGGCGAAGAGGCCAATTTTAGTCGCAGCATAAATTATGGGTTCCCCACCAGCGTCCCTGTCCACGAAAAGGTCAGTCACGTAGGAGTCGGGCAGGGGTAAGATGGCATCGTTGGTCCATGTCCCGATGGTCAGGGCATATCTCAATTGGCCGGTGTTATCGATACCCCAGAGCCGGTCATCCCAGGAGGTCATATATAGTACATCATCGGTACGGTCATTGAAGGAACTACCATCGGTGGTATCTGTGGTGCCCCCAGTGTGAGCAAAGATGAGATAGATCGTCCCGTTCAGGCGCAGGCATATGGAGTCCGTTGCCACGGCGGGCAGGGCATGGAGTGCAGCACCCCAAGAATCACTGGTAAAACTAAATTTGCGTACTGAGGAGCCGAAGGCTGCGTATATCTCATCGGACAACTCGTTGATGGCACCGATTTCAAAGATGCCAGTGACACCCGATGCGGCTGTCACCGTAGCCAGACGGGGCAGGGTCAGGTGCCCTTCATGGCGCAGGTAGCACGATGAGTAGAAACTACGGTTCAGGTTCACGCCATTGGCCACATCCACATCAGTGAACACATCGATGCCTATGCCACCACGGTTGTCAGTCAGTTGTAGCCTGGATCTATTGGCTTGGCTATCCCCCGTGGTGTCCCCAATGGATATCTTCTGAGCATAGCGATTGACCAGCCGTGGTTGTACTGGGGAGGTTAGTGGATAAATCGTCCCGCCCAGGCTGATGGTATTCTCTGTTGTTACTCTAGCTAACGTCATTTCAGAATAGCAATCCATGATACATCGTCACCATTGGTAGCGGCATCAATGTATAACTGACTGGCTGGGATTGAACCATCATACTTGGCGAAGTCTAGTTCTATCGTAGCATCCACGCCCCCCGCCGCCCCAAGCACATACCCATTGGTCGCAGAGACATCACTTAGTCCTACATAGGTCAATCCAGTGTTGGCAGTAGGGGCAGTGAACTTTATCCACAGCACACGATCACTGGTATTGAGTATCTGGACAGCAGTGCCTGCGGTGGGCACATCAGTCATGTCCGAATCCAAACGCATCTAGGAAACTAACCGTCCATTGATTATCAAAGGAAAGGACCTTCGGGCATCCTGTGCCAGCGTTTCCCAGTCCCGGGCACGGAGTCTATTAGCATCTGGGTCAGTGCCTTGTCCCCCACCGATTGCCATAAGAGCCAAGGCTGTAGTCTTGAAGATGATGTATTCGTCAGGTACCTCGTTGGTTGTAGTATCCGCGGTAAGGAGGGTTGGAATATCTCCGCCCACCAGCTTTATCAGGCTGTAGCCCACTCTGGCCCGACCCTCCTGGGTGAGGATGAGGTCTCGGGCTTCCTTATCTATCTTCCAGTGGTGTGTGGGTAATCGAGTCCACTGGGCGGTGCTGTTCTCCACGGCCCTGATGTGGTCTATCCAAATGGTGCAAGCCCCGATGTCTGAGGTGTACTCCAGCCCCACGGAGATGAGGGCTGTATCGCTCTCAGGATTGGCCATGGTGACCCTAACATAGGTCCAGGTATCAGCAACCAGGGCAGGCACTACAAGGGTCTCCAGAGGCGATGCACAGGCTGCTGTATCATCCAAGAGGAGATTGAGCTGACCGGATGTGGTAGCGATGGAGCACTTGGCCCAGAACTCCACAATGTCATACTTGGAGAGGTTCAGAGCAGCAAAGGAGTCGGTTATTTTGTCACCAGCAGCACCCGTAGCCGCCACGGTCACTTTCAGGCTGCTATTGCCCTGCTTCTTATCCTCAGTATCAACGACTTGGGTGAAGTCGACATCGGTAGTCTCATCGAATACGACCTCACACGTGTGAATATTTGTGGTAACAATGGAAGAACGATACTCTATCTTGTTGAGTATCTCTATACCAGAGGGTATATCAAAACGGTAGTCGCTCTGGTCCCCGTGCAGGGCAACACTCTCTACGGGATCATAGTATTGCTTGACGACAGACATCACAGCAGTATTCAGGAAGTTGCGGATACGGGCAGGGGGGATGTCAGCATCCCATAGTTCGTAGGTGACGCCAGAGGCTACGGTGGCAGAGGCAACAGGGGCAACGGTAAGGTCTACATCCCCAATGACAGGGGTATCGAGGGCGGTGTTGGTGACTCGTACAATCTCTCCGCTACTGCTACCCGAGGTAAAGACTAGCCATTTGCCGTTGTGTCCATCAGACCCGAGGGAGCCACGAAGAGATCTGTCAATGACTGAAGAGGTATCGCCGCCAGCAGTGGTCGTGGTGCCCTCAACGACGGCACCTACATTGTACCCAACAGCAGTTTCAAGCTGCTTACGGCTTTTTCCCACGACTGGCAATCAAGTGCCTCCACTACTTCGTCTTGCGCCCCATCTTCTTCTTTTTCTTGGCCTTACGAGCTACCTTCAGCCCATGTACATCACCTTTAGGTCCGTGTACTGGCATCGACAGGCTCCTTAGTTTGATTACCGTTGGTCGTGGTTTTTGCCTCTGCCACCATCTTGGTCAATGCACTTTTATTCTGTTCTAGTTCTTCTATGATGTGATCCCGTTCTCGGACCATGCGGCGCAGGGCAAGGTTCAGTGCTTGCAGTTTGATGGCAGGGTCCTGCATCAGTTCCTTAAACTCGGCATCCCCGACGTTGATTACCAAATCTGCATTGGTCATTAGTATTCCTCGATTGTCAGTTTGATGATGAGGTCATCTGTGGCTGTCTCCCCAGTGATGGCATCTCTGGTAACAACCAGCCCGTAGATGGCACTATCAGCCGCAGCACAGGTAAAGGCTAGGGGTAGATTGCCAGTGGCTAGGGATGGTGTCACAACAGCCTCAGAGTCACCAGTCCCCAAGTCAGCCATGGCAGGGAAGGTGACACGGCCAAGATAGTTAGCTTCATCCGCATGGAGTACCGCAGTATTGGCTACGTTGTCATTCACCGCACTGGTAGGGGTTACATTAAACAGAAAGAGGGTCAACCCAGGGGTCAGTGCAGTGGTCTCAAACAGGGCCACCGCCTTCACAATGTTGCCTGAGCCGCCATTCTCTGAGACCACTGCACTAAAGGTCCAAGCAGTACCAGCGGAGGCACTCTCGGAGAGGACATCAGCAGCCCCATAGTTACCTGCCGCAGCCAAGGCCTTGGTGACGCTGACTGTGGTGAGCTTTTTCCCAATGCTCATAAAGCCTTGTGCCCTACCTACCATGTGGGACTACCTTCTTAGGCGGTTCCTGGTCAGCATACAGTTGTCGCACCTGCCACAGTGCTAGGCCCGTCTCAACAGCGAGTTGCCGGTGCCACAGAGCAGCAGGCATATCCTCATCTTCGGAGTTCCAGGGTAGTGGCTCTATTTTGTACTGTTTCTCATTATCGTCAAACCAGGCAGGTATCTCTTGTACCAACTCGGGGAACTGGGCATATAGCTTGGCCCAGATGCAGCAGACTCGCACCCGCACGGTTCGTGCTAGATGAGCATTGGTCCAATATCCCATCCGCTGAAAGGTGCAGTCACATAGATCGTCCCCATGAAACCACTTTTCTTCTGGTATCTCACCAGCGTGTATGTTCTGTCCTGGCAACCTTTGCTGGTCAATGGTCACTTAGATGCTACCTGCGCTTCCAGTTCTTTGATACGGTTCTCTAGTTGAAGCATACCCGACCATGTGAACCACTGGGCAGCAGCCATATTGATACCAGTCCACACATGCCCATCATCGTGCTGGACCATGTCTAGTACACCGATTTTAGCTAGATGCTGCATGGCCGGGATCTCATGCAGGGGCTTCATGCCATCCATCTCATGGAGAGCAAGACTGAGAGATTCTACATCGTCGTGCCATGGGGCCTGCTCTCCATGGCATACGAAGGGTTCGCTGTTGTTGGTGCCGCAGACATCGCAGATATAGTCGAAGGTGCCTGTCGGATGGGTAGCATTATATGTTGCCACGGGCGGGGCAGCATCGGTGATGCGTATAGCATCCTCATCGCCTGTCCCCAAGTCGCCGCCTGCGCTGATTACAAAGGTGTCCGACGCACTATTATCAACTCCGATGGCCCACTCAGCTCCACCTGTTAGGAGGAATTCCAGAACACTATCTCCAGTGGAGTCTTGCTCGAGGCGTAGGGATGCCGTGGTCGCCGTATCATCCCGACGCACATTGACCAACCCGGTGGTAGTAACAGGGAATTGCAAGATGCCGCCCGCATTGATGACGACCCTATCTACTGCCGTATTATCTGTACCACTCGTAGGGGCCTGGACAATAACGGCGTTTGCCGACTTGTCGTAGAATACCTCACAGAACTCATTGATGTCCCCCAGTCGAAGGACTTCGCCATCACCTGATAGTCTAGTTGTCATTACCACCACCTCCCATGTAAGTTCTCCCGCTTATAGCGTTTGGAACTCTTGATATCTCTCAGTATATGGGGCAGTTCTTTCACCTGCTGGTCGTTCATGTGCGGCTTGTCTCGTACCTTCTTCCAGCCTTTGGCCACCGACTCTTGGGCATAATGCTCAATCTCTTCTAGGAACCGAGGGTCTTTCAGCTCTTCTTCAGTGCCCATAATGGTCACCACTTCAGAGCGTCCCGAGACGGGGTCAATGACCCTGTACCGAGTCTGGTCATCCCACATGCCTACCAGCGGTCTTACCATAGCCCTCGTTCCCTACCGGGCTTCTCGAAAAAGTATTTGGTTGTGCCTGGGTCTGGGCAAGGCTCTACCTTGCCGGTCAGGATGAGATCGTTGTACACATCGTTGGTGAAGGCTGTCCTGGCTGTGTTGTACATGCGGCTTACATGTGGCTGCTCAGGCTTAGGACCTGCCAGTTCTACGAGCGCATGCGGTTCCCGTGCCTTGATAACCTTCTCCCAGTTGTCCGAGGGTGGGCCTTGAAAGACCACATCCTGGGTACGCAGTGTCTTAGGATGCACAAAGCGGTATTGCCGGCGCACACCATCGGGCCCAGGAGACATCCAGTAGCCAAGCATTACGGTGATATTTTCCAGATGACTGGGGCACACTCGGTATCAACCGAGGCCGTGTCACGTTGGGTCCCTATGTGAGGCAGTTCAACGGTACCATCTTCCAGGTCCACCTCGAAGGCTCCCGCAGTACCATTGGATGCTGCGATGGGCAGACCACCAGCAGGGGCTGTCGCATCAGCAGTACCTATACCAGGTCCACGAGTCTGGAGCCATGCGTAGGCATTGTCGGCTACATCGACGCAGGTAGCACCCAGAGGGGCGTCTGTGAAGGTTGTCGGGTTCACCACAAAGTCGAATCCTACGCTGGTGATGATTCCGCATTCCTCAGAAGTGGTGAGAGCCACTGACAATCCGTCAGGCTCTGCAAAAGTCAATACCACATTGGCACCAGATGCAGCCGCAGGGTGGCTCTTGATAAGGTACTGGTGGCCCTGCTCGGTTCCAGCATCATTGATGAAGAAGAACCCGTCCCGGTACTCATTAGCCACAATGGCTGTTGAACCCAGGGTCAGGCTGACCGTGGTATCCCCAGCGGCAGCAGCCGCAGAAAGAGCCAAGTCCAGGTCGTTGTTGGCCACGTTGGTTCGGGTAGTCTGAAGAAGGGCAACGGTAGCAGCTTCTCCAGCCTGAGCATATACAAACCACCGGCCAGGGAACATGTATCCTTCTTTGCCAAGCGGGGAACGTTGGGTGGTACCTGTCTTTTTCTCGGTACCGGCTCCTAGATTAGTGAATCCTGGGAATGACATCGTCTTATTCTCCTTTAGCTATTACAGGCTCGTACGTCCTGCGACCGCCGATATTTAGGGCTCGGCAATCGTTACACCCTCTGGGTCACTTACGTGCGGCGAACTCTCGTTGCCTTACGGCAGAGCAGCCCTGTACTTTACAAGGACTGCCCATCACCCTGGTGAATCGGTGCGGATGAAGAGGAATAACTGCTGGAGTGATAGCAGGTTCCTCTTCATCCGCTCGTTGCGGGGATGGTGTTGCCATCACTCCCGGTTTCCATGATATATCCGGTTTTACAGTAGGTGGAAATAAACTCCAACCCTTGGCTTCGTATTGTTCTCGATGGTACAAGTCAGCAGGCAACAGATTGGGCAAGGGCACTCCATCTGCCCGATACCATTGGGCAGTAGGGGCCGAAGTGTAGGACAACTCCATGGCTATCCCACGCCTCTTGGCTTGGGCCTTCAACTTCTGTGTTGACTGCCATTCTTTAAGGGTTGTCGGCATCAATCATCCCTTTCACTTATGCACTGGTGCTGGGGTCGGCTGCATCGAAGGTCAGGGGTGCGCCCAGGGTGTCATCATTCTCAAACACGGCATAATCAGCTACGTAGTTGACTTCCCAAGCTCGGAGAGAAGCGTCACGCTCTTTCTCAGAACCGAAGGTCTTGGACTCCAGGTACCCGATGGCATCCTTGCCTTTGATGACACCGATGGCATCGTCGGCTGAGTCGCGGACGATATTTCCAGTCTCAAACACAGGGGCATCCCATATCATGTAGCCCTTCCATGCCTTGGTCATCAGCCGTGCCGAGTAGCCGTCGGGCATGGGACGTAGAGTACCCGAACCAATGGTGGTTAGGTCACGAGCCAGCCGCATCACAGCGTTGGGATGCTGAATGATGACGAGGTCATCACCCATCTTGTCCGTCTTGGCGATGCTGACCACAGAGGTGGCATTCGCAGCACTGAAGGCAGCAGCGGCAGCACCAAAGGTAGTACCCCCGTTCAAGGATGCGAACAAGGCGATGCCATCAGTTTCCCTCTTGCGCTTGTACCCATCACCCATTTGTCGGCCAACAGTGGCGAAGTTCAGCTTGGTCTGCTGCCTCATCATCTTGTCAGTCAGGATGATTTTGGCACCCACTTCAGCAGTGGTCACCGAGATGGCAGTCAGACCAAAATCTTCTTCATCCACCATATCGACGCCATCATCCAGATCTGCCATATCCATCTGGCCGACCTTGAAGAACACACCTGTATCCTCGCCTTTACCAAGGCGGTCGTGCATACAAGTTCCGTACACCGGAGCATTATGCTCAATGGTGTACCTCACTGATGCAAGCATTTCCTTGGATGCTCGTTCGATTGCGCCTGTAGTTGCAGTCTGGACCATGGTTTATCCTCCTATGGTTATCCGTTGCCGGTAAGTTTACCCAGTTCCCTATGCTCTGCATCGGTGAGGTCAATTTTGTTGGTCAAAGCAATCAACCGGGCTTCTCTGTTCGGGACCGTCGTTGATGTCCCGACACCGTTATCGGGTGTGGTCACTGGAGTCTTTTCTTGCCGCATCGCAGCCATCTGAGCCTTGAGGGCTTTGTTCTCCATTTCAGAGGGAGACTTGGCACCCTCTAGAACATTACGACTTACACCGTACTGGTCCATGTACATCTTGATGTAGCCTTCAGTGGCCCGTCTTTCGGCTTCCATGAGTTGGCCGTACTGACCGATGGCCTGCTTTTGTTGGGCCACCTCTAGTTTGCCATTCTCCAACTGCTGCCAGGAGGTGGTATGCTGCTGGACCTCTTCAGGAGAGAACCCCTGCTCGGTCCACTGTTGTTGTCTCTGCTGAAGGGCAGAAACATACTCACGCTCATACTCTTGCCATTGCAGTTCTTGGAGTTGTTGTTGTAGTCTTTGTCGTTCCTGTTGGAACCGACGCTGCTCATCCTGTTGTGCAGCCCGAACCTGCTCAGGAGTAGCTTCAGGCGTGGTATCAGCGAGTGGTGTGGCAGATTCCCCTGTTGCTACAGGAGGAGCATCTACATCGGTAGATGTATCATCCTCGATGATAGTATCATTCTCATCATCCGAGAAATCGTCTGCATCGGTAAAGGACGATTCTAGGTCTACTACTTCGGTTGTGATTTCCTTCCTGGTTGTCATACGCCTCCCAACAAAAAAGGCCGCCCTTTACAAGGCGACCTATGCGCACACCATGGACTATGCAGTTATGTTAACTAATTAAGGACTATATAACGACTTTAACACGATTGTCAATCACGGACCATTTACCACACCACTTCTTGGGACAATGATAGGTCAAGATTCCATCGAGCCTCTCAGCAATTTTTGTACCACAATGGGGGCAGCGTACCTCAGTCATCGTCTACCCGCCTGTGCGCCAGGGATGAATGTTTCGTCGTATGTATCTTTTAATTCATCCCATAGGCCCAATGTTTTCAGATGCCGGATCCGGGCATTGTTCGCATCCAAAATACGCTTCTGGCGGCTAGGGTAGAAGTATTTGTCTACCAACTCGAAGGGCACTCTGGACAGATACTGGTTGCGTATGATGCCAGTATGTTGTTCCTTGGTCCATTGCCTGCTTGTCAACTTGCGATTAACAGCAGCATCCACAGCATCCCACATAATGAACTCTGATCCTGGCTCACCGACGGTATGCTCGTTAATGATTTCCTGATACTCTGCTCGTGCCCTACGGCCTGGGTCAGGACTATCTAAGTCTGCGATGTTGCGTCGTTCATCATCCAGACCGAGTAGCTGTTTCGTGGCACCCCATGCCTGGTCCCGCAGGCTGTTATACTGCTCATTCACGAACCGCCGTATATCATTACGAGGCAATCCTTGCTGTTCCAGCATTTGAGCCGTCTGAAGCAAGCCGTCGATATTGGTATCGGTCTGTACATATATCTCGGCTAATTCTCTATTGCGGCCAGGGAACTGCTTGCTGACTGCTCGTTGCTGATGGGGTTCCAAGTCATCAAACTCCTGCCCGAATAGCTCACCCGAGAATCGTTCAGTCCCTGTCAGTGGTGTGGCTTTTACCCCTGCTGCTTCACCGAACACAGTGGCCAGACCAGCAGGGTCACCACCAGCCAACTGTTTGGCAGCGAAGGGCAGTTCCTGGAATGCAAATGGGCTGTGACTACGAAATATCCACTCACCAAAGCCGAGAGGGTCGCCCCGTAAGTCTACCCTGCGACCCTCAAAGTCCTCGTGAGATAGCCACTCCCATGAGTTGGCAACAATACCCGAACTCATAGTGCGGAGAGCCTGTTCTGGCTTGCCCTGTGCGGTGACCATGATAGCTTTAGCAAGACTGTCCCATGTGCCAAAGACTGACCAATCCTGTCCACCGAAGCGGATACGCATGAAGTTGGGGTTGGGCCTACCTTTGACGAAGGGTCGCACATCGGTGTCATTGCCTAATGCTTCATTGGCTGCGAATGTGACCATTGTGCCGTAGCCAATGAGTTTCAGCAGATACCGTCGTGCCATCCGCTGCTCTAAGGTGGCTCCTGGGCGCAGGCTCAAACCAGCCCGTGCGGCAGTCTCCAGCCTTGATTGCAGGAACCGTGGGGCAAAGAGTACCAGGTCACCAATTGGACCACCTGTACGGCTGGGGGACCATCCTGTGGCCCCGTTAATGGTCCGAGCAAGGCTCTCCACAGAGCCATCCTGCAACAACTCGTCGGCTGCTTTACCAGTCTGCCGCATCAATGCAGCCAGTTCGTCATCTGCCCACTGGAGGCGCAGGGAGTCTCCAAAGAAGCCGAAAGCTCGGTTAGCTTGTCGGATACCAGGGATACGTTCAACAAACTGTCCGATGGTGCCAGGGCCACCCAGTTGGAACTCGGTTCCTGCACCACCTACTCGTAGTCCGGAGCGTCCCCATGTATCGGCTGACAGCCTGCTCGCAGCCTTCGTGGCATCATCAAAGTCAACGAGAAACCGGCCCAGGGCTGCATCGCCACCTCGTTGCCATGCCCTGAAGTTGACACCAAGAGCTGCCTTGTATGCCTTCTGGTCATTGGCAAGGCCAAGCAATCCTTGAATGCCAAGGGCCGAGTTGTCCAGTGTGGCCCTGAATCCTCGATACAGATTGTTGTAGGCGTCGATAGTATTGCTGATAGGAGCTAGTTTGCCCTTGGCAGGGCCTTCCTCCACCAGAATCTTGTTGGCAGCGTTGGCTACCTCATCAGGGAACGCCCTACCC